GAAGCCCGATCGATGGCGCGACACCATCAGCATCAACTATGGCACCGGCACGGGTAATAACGTCCATACGCCGGTTTTCCCGCGCTCATACGAGTACATCCGTAGCTATTGGCCAAATGAGACGACCACGGGTGAGCCTCAGTTTTACGCGGATTACGACTATAAGCACTGGATCTTTGCGCCGACTCCGGACGCGGATTACCCGCTAGAAGTGCTGTATTACGAACTGCCGCCGCTTCTGGACGAGACAAATCAGACCAACTGGCTGTCGGAGTTCGCACCGAATTTACTGCTGTACGGGTCGCTGGTGGAGGCTACGCCCTTTGTTAAGGACGACCAGCGCGTGCAGTTGTGGCAGTCCTACTACGACCGATCGCTGGCCGCGCTTAATGGCGAGGACCTCCAGAAGATTGTTGATCGGTCTACGAATCGCCGGGAGGCATAAGTGACTACCTATACCAATACGTTTGGTGGGACGAATATCTACCCGAGCGATGTCTCGTACCGTTATGTATCGCTGACCATTGATCAGGTGCTTGACTGGCCGTTAGAGGCTGCTCCGAGCACGGACGTTGTGGCTTCCATTATGGATGTCAACGCAACGGCGACGAGCCTAGTCATCACGATGCCTGATGCGACCGAAGGCAGCAATGGGGCAACGGTTCTTTTCAACAACGTCGGTGCTAACACCTTTACGGTTAAGACCAGCACGGGCACAGTGATTTGCGCTCCTCAATCGGGCGATGCGTTTCAGATCTATCTAACCAACAACAGCACGGCAGCGGGCACTTGGCGTTCGTTCCAATATGGTGCATCGGTATCGTCAACCAATGCGGCTGCTTTGGCGGGGCTTGGCATCAAGGCCATCACCACAACGCTAAACCAATCTACGCCGGTCAGCACGCTTAGCACCAATTACACAGCTGGTCCAAATGACCGAGCGAAGGCTTTAGTGTGGACAGGCGGTGCTGGCACGTTGTCATTTAATTCCGCGCCGACGCTGGGCAATGACTGGTTTATTAATATCCGAAATGGCGGAACTGGCGATCTAACTCTGGACCCAAGCAGCAGCGAAAACATTAATGGCGCGGCTACTTTAGTTTTGTCTCCCGGTGATAGCGCAATCGTTATTACGGACGGAGTTGAATTTTGGACAATTGGTCTTGGTCAGTCTGCGGTTTATGCATTTAGCGTTCTTCAGATTGACATTTCTGGCAGCGGTAATTACACGCTATCAGTTTCTGAACTTAACAAAACAGCGTACATTTTTACCGGAACGCTGACTGGCAATCGCGACATCATTGTTCCGACGACTGTTCAACAGTACTGGGTTAGCAATCAAACTAGCGGCGCTTATACCCTAGGCATTCGCACGGCTGGGCAATCAAGCCCCGGCGTTACTGTTTCTTCTGCTGCACGAGCCATCTTGTATTGCGATGGAACGGATGTGGTAGATGCTGATACGTCAACAATTGGTCTTCCCGTACCAATTAGCCAAGGTGGCACAGGCGCAACAACCGCAGCCAACGCGAGAACAAACTTGGGCGCTACGTCCATTGGTAATGCTGTCTTTACTGCGGCAAATGAAGCAGCGGCACAAACTGCGCTTGGACTGAATCCGATTGAGGGCGGTACGTACTAATGCCCCTTCAGCCGGTCATCGTTCGCTCTGAAGCGGGGATTAAACGCGACGGAACGAAGTTTGAAGGTAACTTTTATGTGGACGGGCAGTGGGTCCGTTTTCAGCGTGGGTTGCCTCGAAAGATCGGTGGCTTTCGTGCGCTGCAAGATCGGCTGGATGGCATTGCTCGTGGCATGCACGTTCACAATCATAATGCTTATACGTATGTACACGTAGGTACAGCGCAGGGCGTATTCCGGTTTCGGCTTAGCCAGAACGGTCAGTCCAGCATTGTTACCGATCGCACGTACAGCGGATACGTTGCCAACTCCAATAACCTTTGGCAGTTTGATGTGGCGTTTAACACCACAAACAGTCAGAACGAAATTCTGGCTCATGCTGCACCAAACATTGAAGACATCTCTTCGGACGCTTCTGGGCAGCTTTACCAAGGTTTTGATAACGGAACGAGCGAGTTGGTCCCGGTTTCTGGCATTACCGTTTCTGGCGGTATCGTTGCCCTTGCGCCGTATGTGTTTGCGTATGGATCAGATGGCTTCATTCAATGGAGTCGAGCAGGGTACACGGACGACTGGTCAGGCGGCGATGCTGGTGAGGCGCGTGTTACGAGCCAGAAGATTGTCAAAGGTCTTCCGCTTCGATCCGGTGCAGGTAACGCTCCATCTGGACTTTTTTGGTCATTGGATTCCGTAATCCGAGCCACGTATGTCGGTGGCGCTGCCGTTTTTCAGTTTGACACCATTACCTCGCAGTCAAGCATTCTCTCGTCGCAGAGTGTGATTGAGTACGACGGTATCTACTTCTGGTGCGGTGTTGACCGTTTCTTGATGTTTAACGGTGTCGTGCGTGAAGTGCCGAACTCGCTGAACCTAAACTGGTTCTATGACAACTTGAACTACGATCAGCGACAGAAGGTCTTTGCGTTTAAGGTGCCGCGTTGGGGGGAGATTTGGTGGTGTTACCCGCGTGGTAATGCAACCGAGTGTACGCATGCGGTCATCTACAACGTGCGTGAGAATACGTGGTACGACACGGAACTTCCGAACGGCGGTCGCTCTGCGGGTCAGTACGCGCAGGTCTTTAGTTCGCCGCTGGTGATTGGCGTCATTGATACCGAGACGACGCAGTATCGTGGCACGCAAGATAGCGAGCGCCGCGTAACGGAAGACGACCAGCCGCGCATCATCAACGACCCCAAGGGCAACGTGGTGTGGCAGCACGAGTACGGCACCGATGAGATTAACGGCGATCAGATTCGCCCGGTGCAGTCGTATTTTGAGACGGCAGACATGTCTCTTTTAACTTCTGAACAGCCGCAGAACATGGCGGTTCGTGTGGAGTACCTAGAACCCGACTTCGTGCAGTCTGGGAACATGACCGTACAAGTCACGGGCCGCGCTAACGCCAAATCAGGCGAGGTCACGAGCGATCCGCAAACGATTTATGCTACGCCCACCGAGCGTCAGCAGCAGTTGGTGTACTTCCGTGAGATTCGTCGCGAAATGCGCTTTCGGTTTGAAAGCAACACGCTGGGTGGGAACTACCAGATGGGGCAGATTATTGCTCACATCGAACCGGCTACGGGTACGATCCTTGGAGAGAATCCATGAGAACGCATCGCATCGTAGACCCGCGTGGCATTGACTTGCAGTACTGGGCAGACACGCTCTGCTTGGACTTGGACGAGTATGCGGTCATTCCGCAGCTTTATGATAAGAACCGATGGCAGGACTGGGCTGCGGGCTTGATCGGCATCAACGGCATCTCGCAACTAAACCCTCCGTCGCCGTATCAGTTTGACGATTGGCGTGAATGGGCGCTTCGCTTCTATCAGGTTTTGGATTAGGTGAACCATGGCTAGCTACTACACTTACGGCGCAGTTCCAACGGCTGAGGAAACGGTCTTCGGCCCGCTTTCTTCTGGTTACGCTGATGGTGGTGAAGTGGACGATTTAATTCCGCAAGCCCCTCCAGAAGATCCAATGCGCGGAGTTAGTGGTCCCGAAATGTTTCGTTGGTCAGACGGCACATATCACTTTATGCCTGAAGGGTCTGGGCAAAGAACTCCAATTGATCAGCTTCCTGACTATTATCGTCGTCTAACTGAAGAGGCTTTGGCTAAGTCACCGCTTGAAAGTTCCCCCGGACCGGGACTAGGTGGAGACGAGCCGGTTTACACCCCGCGTGGGGAGGATGTTCCGGTAACGCCGCTTGCTTCTGCTGCGCCGCCTCCGCCGCCTGCTGCCGCTCAATACGACGAAAAGGGAAACTTGCTTGCCTCGTCAGATTCGCCGTTGTCTCAAATGAGCGGAGGTACGCCTGACTGGATTAAGAGAATGCAAGCCTTTGGGGCAGCGCCATCCCTTGTTCAAAATCTTGTAAATATTGGAACTGGCGGTACAGATATTGCTGCTGGAAATCTTTACAAGGTTAAAAAAGATCAAGCAATAAAAAGCTTTGAGGAGCGACTTAAATCAGTAGAAGCCGGTGGTTACTTAACGCCGGAAGTTGAGCAGTCCTTAAAGGATAATTTGTCTTATGAGTTAGAACAAATTTCTGCTGGAGAGAGCGCGTATTTAAATTCTCTTCCTCAAAGACAAGTCCTTTCCGACCTGTTGAAGAACAACCAATTCTCCGAGGCAATTAAGTACGCTCAAGATAATGGGATGCAGACTTTGCTGACTCGTCCGGATGAGTTAAGCAACCTTCGCCAGCCTTTCACGAAAGACGAAGCCCGTCAGTTTATGCGGAGCTTAACTCCCGAGTTTTTTAAGAGCGCATACGGCGATCAATACGAATACGACAAGGCTTGGAAGTTTGACCCAGAAGGCGCTGAAGAGCGCGGTGCATTGGCTTGGGTATCCGGAGCAGGTACTCCGGGGATGGCTATGTCGGAAACCGGCTACCCGATGCTCGATAGGGTTCTTAAGGCGCAAGAGTTAAGAAGCGAAAAAGGCTCTGTCTTTGAAAAAATATTTAAAGCAGCCGCGATCGCCGCAGCAGTGTTTGGCGGTGCTCAACTTCTTGGAGCATTAGGCAGTGCAGGGGGCGCAGGGGCTGCGGGAGCTGGAACCGCTGGTGCTGGTGCTGCGGGTGGTGCGGGAGCGGGGGCTGCTGGTGCAGGGCTTTCTGGGGCGGCGGCTGGCGCTGGAGGGTTAAGCGCTGCTCAGCTCGCTAGCGTATTACCTGAAGTAGTCATTACTGCAAGTAAAGTAAGTCCGCTTTTAGCGGGAGCTGGTGCTGCTGGAGCAGGACTCGCAGCTTCAGAGCTAGCTGGAATGGGATCAAAAGCTGCCGTTGCTCAACCTTCCACGCAAGTTCCACCTACTGATGGCCTAGAGGAAGTTGTGGTTCAAGCTGCTAAACGCGGACCATATTCATTGCTTGGTCCCGGCACTTTGGCATCAACGTCATTAATGACTCCTGGGTCAATATCAGACATTCCAACTGACATTTACGGTCAACCGACTGAACCGACCGAAATCACGGAGCCTGCGGAACAAACGCAGAAAAAACCATTTGAAGATCGACTTGAAGAAGTTGTAGTCACGGGTAGCAAGTACAAACCCGGAATAATTGATCTTGGTGCTATTGGTACTGGTGGCTTAACAGCAGCTCAACTAATGCAAGGCTTTACGGAGCCGACGCTGCGGCCTTATGAAGAACTACCGCCAGAAGGAGGGCCTATTGAGGAAGTTGTTGTCACCGGAAGCAAGCCTTCACCGATTGATCTTATGGATGTTGGAATTGGCGGGCTTACTGCTGCTCAGTTAATGCAAGGATACACACAACCAAATATTGGACCATACGAGCAAGTGGCAACAGAGCCTTCTCCTGAAGAAACGAAACAGCCGTTTGAAGATCGCTTGGACGAGGTTGTTGTTACTGGTAGCAGGTATCAGCCCGGTATTCTTGATTTGGGAGCAATTGGAACTGGTGGGTTAACAGCAGCAGAATTGTTAAAGGGATTTACTGAACCCAGTCTTCGTCCATATGAGGAACTTCCGCCAGAAGGCGAACCTATTGAGGAAGTTGTTGTCACGGGAAGCAAGCCGCCACCGATTGATCTTATGGATGTTGGAATTGGCGGGCTTACTGCTGCTCAATTAATGCAAGGGTTTACACAGCCAAAGGTTGATCCGTTTACAGGCGAACCAAAAGAGCCGCCAAAAACAGAGCAAGAGTTAGACAAAATTCAGGCTGCTTTAAAAGCAGGAACTCCCATTCCGGGAACAAGTTCTTTCCTCAAAGACTTAATAAGCAAATACGGCACTCTTGAAAACGCGCTTAAAGTTCTCGGCGCTCTTGGCGCTGGCGCTGCTAAGGGTCCCAAGATGCCTACTGGTGGCGCGGGTGCAGGCACAGGCGGTATGGGTGGCGCGTTGCCGAAGTACACCTACGCTCGTCAGCAGTTGAGTCCAGATATTGATTACTACACCTACGGCACTCGACCGGAGGCGCGGTTCTTTGAGCAGGGGCTTAAATTAGAACAGCCTACGCAACCTGAGCCGCCGCAAGGTCCGCCTTCTAAGCCACCAGTGGAAGAGCCGGTCTTTGCCACGGGCGGTCTGACGGGCTACGCCAAGGGTGGCTCCAAGAGTTCGCGGTACGTAGATGGCCCCGGCTCCGGGCGGGACGACAAGATCCCGGCTCTGCTGAGCGATGGGGAATATGTGATTGATGCTGAAACGCTGGCTCTGCTCGGGGACGGCTCGACCAAGGAGGGTGCTCGGCGCATGGATAAGTTCCGTGCTAAGATCCGCAAGCACAAGGGTCGTGCCCTATCGCGTGGCCGGATTAGTCCAAACGCAAAGTCGCCCGAAAAATATATGGGCGGAGGGTTGACCTAATGGGTGTCCTAGACTTTCTTTTCGAGGGCAGCGCCCCGACTCCCGGCACGACCGGAACGACAACTTCTACTCAGCTTCCTGAGTGGTACACCCAGTACACAACGGACATGCTGGGCCGCGCTCAAGCAGCCACAAACCTTCCGTATGCCCAGTACACGGGGCCGCGTATTGCCGCGTTCACTCCGACTGAGCTAGCCGGATTTGAAGCTACCAAAGCAGCAGCTAGAGCTTATCAGCCGTTTCTCCAACAGGCTGGGGCTACATTAGGACAAGCGGCGGGCGTTAGCGGCGCGGCAGCGGCTGATCCTTATTTGTCTCAAGCGACGAGTATGAGAGGTGCCGTTACGGCAGCGCCTTATCTTACTCAGGCCGGAGGGATGTCTGCATTAACCGCAGCTCAACCCATGTTTACGCAGGCCATGGCTCCGATCCAGCAGGCCGGTCAAGCATCAGCAGTAACCGCAGCCAGTCCGTTCTTGGCCGGTGCAGCTCGCACGTTCCCGCAGGCGGCTCAGGAATACATGAGTCCGTATCTCAAAAATGTCGTGGAACAGATGGGCGACATTGGCGTGCGTCAGCTTAAAGAGAAATATCTTCCAGCGGTCGGCCAAGAGTTCATCCAAGCCGGTCAGTTTGGCGTGGGTCCGGGTAGCACCCGTATGGGCGAGTTTGGCGCTCGGGCGTTGCGCGATGTGAACGAAGCCATTCTTGCCGAACAGGCCAAAGCGCTACAGACGGGATACGGTCAGGCTGCGGATATCTACGGCGAAGATGTTCGTCGCTTGGGTCAGCTTGCTAGTACGGTCGGTCAGCTCAGCACGGCGGATTACAACCGGCTTCTCGAAAGCGGTGTTCGTATTGCTGACATTGGCGCAAAGACTGGACAGCTTACGAGTGACGATGCACAAAGACTGGCCGAGATCGGAAAAGTAACAGGCACTCTTACGCAACAGGATGCCGCTAACCTTGCGCGAATCGGAGAGGCAAGAGGTCAGCTCTCGCAGCAAGACGCTGCCAATCTTCAAAACATTGCTGCCAAGTACTCCATGCTTGGAGAGTTTGCTCAAACCGCTGGCTTGCGAGGCGCTGGAGCCATTACCGGCGTTGGCGAAAAAGAGCGTCAGATGCAGCAGGCTAATCTCAACTTGGCCTATCAGGACTTCTTGCGTCAAGAGCAGTATCCGAAAGAGCAGATCAAGTTCTTGTCGGATGTGCTTGGTGGCGTGCAGTTGCCGCAGACGACGATTAGCAGCACTACATCAATGCCAGCCATGCCGGGGGACCCGTCTACAATTGAAAAAATTATTGGCGGTGCTGGCGGTGTGGGCAAATTAATTGATTTGTTTAAAAAGTATTATCCTTCTGGATCAAGCGGCTCAACTACTATGCCAGATGTAGATTATATAGATGAGCTTCGACGGCTTGGCATTTTGAAATAAGTTTAGGTAAAGATACTTATGGACAGAGAAACAGCCGCACTGCTTGGCCTTCCTTATGAAGAGGAAGGGGTTGAAGCTCCTTTATCCGGTCTTGGCTATCGCGATCTTTTGCGTAAACGCCTTCAAAAAGATATTGAAGAGTCCGAGACGGAAGAGAGCCAAAGCTTTCAAACTGTCCTTAACAACATTGAACTGGCCAAGCAGCGTCTTTTGGCTCAACCTTCACGCCAAGAAACTCTTCAGCAAATAGCGTCCAAACTGACGCAGCCTAGAGAGCGTACTGACCCGCGCTTTTTTGAGCGGCGAAACCTATACACGTTCTTGCGTGATATTGGCGAGTATGGATCTGAGCGAGAGGCTGCGCAAAAGAAGGCACAAGAACAAGCGGCTAAGCTTGAAGATCTTGCTGCTAAGTACAAGTTTGAGCGTGCGCAAGAGCGCGGCAGTAAGGCTCGTCAGTTGATGGCGCAGTACTTGTCGAAGGAAGAAGCCGAGAAAAAAGATGAACTTCCTTCTGAGGTTCGTCAGGTTGAGTACTATCAAAACATTGTTGCAAATCCCAATCAGTTTGCTTCAGACAGAGTTCAGTTTGCAAAAGACTGGCTTGCAAAAAATGTTCGTGTTCCGGAAGACGGAAAAGATAAGACTGGGCTTTCTCCGGCTGAGATTAGATCTATTGGTATGGAAGTTCGATCGCAAACTGATCCAGCTAGAGAAAAAGTTGGTTTTGCAAATGATGCCCTTGGCAAGTTAAAGCTTGCTATGGAGGGTAACCCGCAGGCCGAGGTTCAGGTTGACCGTGCTTTGGCAACGCTTGCCGGTGATAAGCAACTCAGTCTTGCAGAAGTTCAGAGTATTACCGGAGCTGGGTCTTTTGCTCAGCGCGTAACTAACGCTATTAGCAAGTTCTTCACCGGCGGCGCTGGGGAGCTTACGAATGAGCAGAAAAAAGAACTTCTTGAGTTTTACGAAGATTATTACGGTAATGCCTTTAACAATGCTAGAGAGCGTGTAAAAAGAATCTATTCCGGCACTGGATATGAAGCTTTGCCAGAAGACATCTTTGGCTCTCGCTATGTAACTATTCGTGAGAAAAGAGAAAAGCAAGAAAGAGAGGCAGCTTCTGCTAAACCGGAAGGCGAGTCTATTAGCACAAGCACCGGCAAAACAGGCAGAAAGGTAGATTAATAGGGGACTTCGATGGCTAATAATGTCTACGTGATTGCTGGCCAGAAGTACGCATTTGACGAGCCTCTGACCCCGGCGGAATTGCGCGAACTTGAGGAAAAGCTTGGCGGCAAGCCTGCTGCTCCTACGCCCGCCCCTGTTGCGGCTCCTGCCCCTGCTCCTACTGACGTTGCTCCCAAAAAGCCGGAAGAGCCTCCGGGCACGTTTGATTATTTACTTAATGCTGCACGGCGAGGAATAACCGGCACGACCTCTATGTTGGGTGCTGCTTACGAAACCGGCGTAGAAATGAACCGCAGACTCAAGGAAATGGAGGAGCGGGCACGACGAGAGAAAATGGGTATTGGAGAGCGCTTTCAGATGTTTCGCGAAAGCGATTACTTCCCAAGCCTTTCTGAACTTGCAGAAAAGTATGGCGAACAGCAGCGCAGGGCAGGTCGCATAACGGGCGCTCGCGATTTAACGGCTCCGGGTCCTGTAACAGAAATTGTTGGGGCTGGTGTTGAAGCCGCGACAGATCCGTTTGGTTTGGTGGGTAAACTAAAAGCCATCCCAACAATTGGCCGTGCTACTGGTGAGTTCTTGACCGGCGTTTCGGCGGACATTGCAGGTCGTGGTGGCGCTGCCGCTGAAAAGGCTGTAACCGGAGAAGATACTGGAATTAGTCGTTTAATAGCTTCTTTGGCCGGAGGTGCTGCAAGCGCGTCTCAACGTGAAGCTCTCTCAAACATTGCTGGACAGGCAATTGAAAAAGCAAGGCAAGTACCGCTGCGCGCTTCCTCTGTCAAGGCGGAAGAAGATTATGCCAAGGGCGCTGCCAAGCGATTGCTTGAATTTGCAGCTAAAGAGCAGGGCGCTAAGTCCATTGACGAAATTATCGCTGAAGCTGGCGAAGCTTCTCGTTTTGCTGCGGGTAAAGAAGCTCCGTTACTTGTTGCTATGGCAGATAACCCTGTAATCAGGCAGCAGGTCATTAGGCTTGCCAAGAGCGATCCTGTATTTCGCCAACAAGTTAATGAGACGCTGGCTTCGCTTCGTGGCGATATGCGTGCAAAGGTTGAGAAGATCTTTGGCGTTCGTTATGAAGCTGGCGGCAAAGAAGCATCTATTTTTGAGCCGGGATATGTTCCGGGCAAAGAGCCTCCAAAGGGTGTTGATGTAGGAAACGTAGCCCAAAGACGAGAGGCGCTAACTCGACGTATTGAGGATATTGCGTCTGGGTTTGAGCCTACTAAGTCCAAGGAAGAGATTGGCGCTCGCATTGAAAGTCTTGTTGAAGACAAGAAAAAGCTTGCTCGTCAGGAAGTTTCTCCCGAGTACGAAAGCCTTTTAGCAGATGCCCGTAGTTCTGGTGTAAAAATGCCGCCAGAGGGCGTTGGTACTATTTACGACTTTGTTGTTCAAAACAATTTGCGTGACATTTTTGGAAAATCAACCGACCTTGACCGCCGCATCATGGGCGTTTTAGCTCCAAAAGAAATGCCTGTTCCGGGTACTGCTGAGACTGTCACCGAACACTTGCCCATGAGCTTTGACAACGTAGAGTCACTCAAGAAGGCAATTAACGAACTCAAGCGGCAGCGTATGAGCGAAGACTCGATGCGCAAAGTTTTGCAGCTTGAAGAGGTGGTTGACGAAGCTCGTAAGACCATATCGGGAGACTTTAGCGACAGGCTTAACGCAATTGACTTGAAATACTACGAAAAGGTAGGCGTGCCGTTTGGCGCTCAAGGCGTTAAAGATATTGACTCTAAAAAGTACGCGACTCAGGTTGCCCCTGTCATCGTTAAGAACAGCGAGTCTTTTGATCAGTTTATCCGTGCTGTGGGAAAAGAGCAGGGGTACAAGATTGCCGAAGACTCTATCATTAGCGAGATTTACGATAGGGCGGTTAAAAACGGCGAGCTAAACCCCGGCGCTTTGGCAAAGTATCTCAAGACTAAAGAGGGCATCATTCGTCAGATTCCGGGTCTTGAGGACAAGCTTCGCACGGCTCTTTCCGACGATTCTGCTTTAAGAGCAAGGATTAGCCAGCTTGACGACGCTGCGGCTGCGGCTGAAAAACGTATTGCTGATAACGCGCTGACTAAGTTTGATGCGCCTAACTACAACGCGCTTGCTCGTTCTTTTATGGTCGATCCCAAGTCGCGTGAAAAGCTGCTGCGGGATATTGGTGACTTGGACGCTGATTCTGCCAAGGCTGTTCGTCGAACTCTTCGTGCTGAAGTTATTGCTTTGGCAGATGAGAACCCGGCTGGGTTTATGGATTACTTGATGAATCCGGCGAACAAGGATGCCTTGGACAAGATCTTTGGCTCTGCGTTCCAGCCTGCCTTGAAAAAAGTAGGGTTGATGGCTGACAAACTTTCTCAAGCCGATATCAGCAAAGTAGGCGTTGCCGTAACTAAAGAAGACCTAGACCCGCTAGCAAAACTGGCTCCGGGCTTGGACATTCCCTACATCTCGTCAACTTTCCGAGATCGCATCACGAGCTTGCCGCAAAAGATTGTTCGATTGATGTCTCGTGTTAACTCTGCGCGTCTGTTGCAAAAAACCGACGAAACGATCAAGGAGCTATTGCTTGACCCGAACGGGGTGCAAAAGTTGGCTAACGTGGCTACGGAAATCGACTTCTCACTAAATGCTGCGGATAAAGTCAAAAAGCTGGGGAATGCTGTTGCGGCGGTATTGCCACGCGCTTTCTACACCTCTGGGAAAACTGCCGTAGCCGGAGAAGAGCGTGAGCAGCGTGCTGAAGAGCGACGTAAAGAAGTCAGTTCGGATATCGTTTTAGGCGGATTTGAGGATCAGTCTGGACAACCATCAGAGAGCGGTGCCCCGCCTATTTCCGCCCCGCCAGAAGCTCCTGAAGAGGGGGCTGAGCCTTACAGCTACGAAAGCCTGACCAGCAATCAGGTCAACGAACTGGGACGCTATCTCGACTCTTTGGGCATCAACAAAGACTTCTTGATGAACCCCCAGACATTTAATTCCACCCCCGTAGAAAAGCGTAAGCAGTTGTTTGCTCGTCTTCAAGCAAAAAATATGGCCCGTGGCGGCGTTATGTACACACCTGCTGAACAGCTCTTGCTAAGAAGGTACGCAAGCAGGTAGAGTCAACCCCATGAAAAAGCGGGAGAAGTACATCCCTGTCCAGATTGAGGATGGGAAGTGGTACCGCATGAGGGGTTACACGCACACGGAGTGCTGTGACTGTGCACTTGTACACAAGGAAGAGTTCCGCGTGGTGGACGGCCATATTGAATGGCGGGCTGTTAGGGATGACAAGGCTACGGAAAAACGCCGCAAGGAACTCGGCATCAAAATCACCAAGAAGTAATCATGCCCAAATACACAGACGATTCCGAGTTTATAGATGCTTGGAAACGATTTAAGAAAGCGAGCTTAATTGCCAAACACTTCAAGATGAATGTGAGATCCGTCTACGAAAGGCGACGGATAGTAGAGCAAAGGTACGGTATTTCTCTTGTAAGCAACCAAAAGAGCACGCCCTCCAGTAGCATCAAAAACCAGATTGGCGACAGGCTTAACGAGCTGGCCAAGACTCGACAAGAAAAGTACGAATTAGAAATGTCCGACACGCTTAAAGACGGCGTGTTAATGATTGCCTCTGATGCCCACTATTGGCCCGGTATTGTCACCGCTGCCCACAAAGCCTTCTGCAAGTTAGCTAAGCAGCTTAGTCCGAAAATGGTGATCCTGAACGGGGACATTTTGGACGGCGCTCGCATCAGCCGTCATGCGCGGATCATGTGGGAAAAGCAGCCGCTGATGAAGGACGAAATCGCTGCCGTTCAAGACCGCTGTGCGGAGATCGAAAGGGCGGCTGGCAAGGCAAAGTTCATCCGCACCATTGGCAATCACGATGCCCGGTTTGAGAACTATCTCTCTAGCCGCGTGGGCGAACTGGAAGAGATGACGGGCATGACCTTGCTTGACTATCTGCCCCGCTGGCGTGCTGGGTGGGCGATACATCTCAACAGAGAAACTGAGGGCTGGCTTACCATCCGGCATCGACCTGTATCCGGTGGGATACACGCTTCCTACAACAGCACCTTACGAGCGGGCGTGTCCTACGTTCACGGACACCTTCATAAGCTTCAGGTTACGCCTTGGGCGGACTATCGCGGTCGAAGATACGGCGTAGACACAGGGACGCTTGCGGAGCCATACGGGCCGCAGTTCAACTACTGTGAGGCTGGCCCCGTCAACTGGGCGTCTGGGTTTGCCGTTGTGACGTTTGTGGGCGGTAAGATGCTTCAGCCTGAATTGTGCGTCGTCGAACATGGCAAAGCTTGGTTCCGAGGGGAAGAAGTATGACGCGCTGTGCGCAATGCCGTCACTTTATCAAGACTTATGACGATGAGGGGTGGTGTTCTCACCCCAAGCATTCAGGGTTTGTGGCGTTGCAATTCAACGAAGAGCGTTGCCAAGGGCATGGTTTTGTTAAGGAAAGCGAATCCCGCTTATCTCCACCCGCTGAGCCTGTAAAGAGTCTACATACGCCGTAATGATGGCTTCGATGAACTGATCAAACTGATCAGGCTTAAAGTCCATAAAGTTAGAAACGCCGCAAGCTTCGATGAAATGCCCCGCCGCTGCTGAGGCATCGTTAATGGCGATCTGTTCGTTTGGTGTCTTGTCGATCATATAGCTATCCATGCACCGTATTGAACAAAAGCGTGCCGGAGGTCGGCTCACTCCCGGCGGAGCTGAGTACAGAAACCCGCGCTCCTCCCGTCTGCATATCTTGCATAAATTTGACTTCAACAATTTCTGTGTACTTCCCATTCTTACGAACCTGAATCTCGACTGGCTTTAATAGCGAATCCGCTTTGGAAATTGCATCTACCGTGTTTGCCGGAAGGATGCCGGGACCACTCATTCTTCTGCGCCACCACTTGAGCGCCTTTTCCTTGGGATAGCCCTTGTGATCAAAGCAAACCCACTCTCGGTACACCTCCATCCCGCAGCGATACTCCACGCGCATTGAGTCAGGTTTACCGGCCTTCTTGTGTATCCTATAAGCTACACTGTTAGTTTTTAGCCATACTGCCGGGGAGTCAAAAGTCATCGCTGGCAGCGTCGTAGCCGTCCGGTCTATCTCGGGTTCCGTAGGGGGCCAAACGTACCCACAGTCGGGGCATTCAGAGCACCCGGCGAATACGATGCTCTCGCACTTGGGGCAGTCTTTAGTCGGCGCTACGCCCTCTCCGTCGCCTTTACGGGGCTTCTTGGGGTTTACCCTATCCACAGGCCCATGTCGGGCGATATTGCCTGCAAAGTCCAATACGAGACAGTTATCCTTGCCTGCGAAGTTCCGCATCCCACGGCCCATGATCTGGATGTAAAGGCCGGTCGATTGGGTAGGCCGGAGCAACGCCAGCATGTCCACGGCAGGAGCGTTAAAGCCCGTTGTCAGCACCCCCATAGACGCAATGGCACGGATCTTGCGAGCCTTGAAGTCGGCCACGATCTGATCCCGCTCTGCGATAGGGGTGTCCCCAAAGATGGTCGCGCAGTCAATCCCGTGGCTACGGACTAGCTCAGCGATGTGGGTGGCATGACTTACGCCCGAGCAAAAGAGCAGCCATGACTGCCTGTCGGCTCCGTAAGAGACGATCTCTCGCACTACGGACTCATTAACGTCTTTACGGTCTACAGCCCGCTCTAGCTCTCCGGGAACAAACTCGCCGCCACGGATGCTGACCCCGCTGACATCAAGACGGGTCTTGGGCTGCTTGGACACTAGCTTGGTCAAGTACCCCTGCTCCACCATGTCCCGTAGGTCTGCCTCATACGCCACGGCATCGAATAGCGCGTTCTCTCCCGAGTGTAGAAGCCCAGAGTCAAGCCGATATGGCGTTGCAGTCAACCCAACCACCCGCACATGCGGGTTCATAATCTTTAAGTTGTTAAGGAACTTTTGGTACATCGTGTTGGTCTTTCGTGGGATCAGATGCGCCTCATCCACGAGCACAAGGTCTACCTTCGTAAACCGAGAAGCCTTGTTGTAGACCGACTGAATCCCGCAAAACACGATTGACGGGTCATATTCTCGCTTCTTGAGTCCAGCAGAATTGATACCCGCAGGAGCCTCTGGCCAAAGAGTCTTTAACTCGTCGTAGTTTTGCCGGATCAACTCACGAACGTGCGTAATGACAAGAATCTTGGTGTCGGCCCACTGCGCTAGAATGCGTTTGCAAAAGTCCGCGATCACCACGCTCTTACCTGTTCCGGTAGGAAGCACGATCAGCGGGTTGCCCTCTTCCTCCTGAAAGTACTTCAGGGTGCTCTCAATGGCCTGTTCTTGATATGGCCTTAATTGAATCATGCGTCGAACTCTGCTTTCGGCAAGTTTTTAAGAATCTTTACGGCAAGCGTTTTAACAAGCTCAAGTTCAGTTTGTGACTGCGAAATGATGAGCGCGTAGGCGTAGACATCTAAAGCCTTCATCACAAGGTATAGATCGTCGCCGGTAACAAAAAACTCAGCCTCTACGTCCTCTTCGCTAAAGTCTTCGTCATCTATTTCGTCGCGTCTATCCATACCGTGCCGTCCTTCATCAGATACTCGACCCAGTTCGGTCCCGAGTTTATCTGTTCTCCGGGAATGATGTCCGGCACAAAAAGATGGTGATCGCAGCCCTTGAGCTGTGCTTCTGTGTCTAACTCCTTGTTATGCCATTCGCACTTCCATCCGCCTGTCTTGAGCGGACTACTGTGTAAACAAGTGCGACATGACTTTTGCCTTGGAATTTCATTCTCGTGGCATAGGCTATGGAAAGTGCAGTATTTGCACTCGTGCCACGCAGGGTCTGAAGAAATCTTGCCCGCCGGTCGCGGTGAGAAAATGATGCGTCGTGCTTTCTCAATAAACTTTTCGGCATCGCCACTGTTGTATTCAGTGACAACACTCGTAATGTCTCGCACCCCCGGACTCGCTGCCGTCAAGTAATGCTTCTTGGCTTCAAAGAAGTGCATATAGACCTGAGCTTGTGCGTAATACACGTAGTCCCAATTCTTCAACGCCTCTGCTTCGCCCTTGGTTGCTTTAAGCGATATCAGCTTTTTGTACTTTGCCTCGTTGATGACTTTGCATTCCCAAACGTAAAGCGTCTCTGGATCTTGCAATAGCCCAGTAAGCAGTCCGTCGCAGTTGCCGCGAAAGTGACCACCAACAGCTTCAAACGAGTGCTGAACACCGGGTTCCTTTTCCGTGGAAAGGTCAACTGAAGGGATGGCCTTCAGCAGCGCTGCAACTACCTGTTCGCCCCGGTGTCCATCATTAATCCTGCGCAGCCCTGCGGCTTCAATAAAGCCCCGCTTGACCCAGCGTAAACTAAGCCAGAGCTTGCGATCGCAAACATCCCCGATTGAGGATGCGCCTAAATAGTTCCTTGCTCGACTCTCTTGGGACGACTCCATCACAGAGTCCATAGCCCTCAAGGTCGGATCTTCGATCTCCGGTAACTTGACCATGCCCACTCCAAAAGAGGGCGCGACATCTAGCAAGTGGGGGATAGCAAATAAATGCTAGCCAAATGCCGCGCCCTTGTTTTACTTCTTGTGACGTTCCCAAGGCTTCGGCGCAGGGGCAGAAGCGGCAGGAGCAGACTCTGCTTTTGGAGCAGCGCCATCGGCCTTCAGGTAAGAAGCACGAGTCTCAAGACTGCCCTGCTTGTTTTCCTTGTGGGTAATGGCAACTTTCAAAGGCTTGAAGTGAAGCTGATCGGAGTCGGTCGGCAACGTCGCAAAGTTCAGTGCTGCGGAAATCGCTGCAAGCTGCTTCTTAGCCACTTTGACGGTAACTTCGTTTTTGTTAAAGAGGTTAAGCCTTTCCCAAAACTTGCGACCAGTGTACTTCGGGCCAAGAATTTCAAACTCTAGCCACAAGTATTCACCGTCGCCCGCTTTAGTAGAGCGCATCTCAGATTGCACGATCTGCATCGTGTACTCGCCTACCGGAAGAATCTCCGGAGCGCCATCGTTCAGACCTTCAAAGTCAGCAGGATTTAAATTTAACTTAGCCATGTTATTCCCCAATTACGTTTGACATCGCCGTGCTGAGTGCATCGGCAAACTTGCTATATTCAAGCGGAAGCGAATCAGGCAAAGGCCATCTTGATTTGGCTTGCCAGCCCGGACGCTCCTGCGTGTAAAGAACACGATTACCACTACCCACCGCACGAGTGACTTTTTGGTTAAACCCAACATCGCTCTTGACGGTCGAGTACTGTTGATTTGCAAACATCAGAATGTCGCACCACTCCGCAATCAAACTCGCACTGCCGTGGTGTAAGTCCAATTGATAACGATCGTAAGGATCAGCGAGCGGATCATCAAACCGCTTCACCTGCGTATGCGCGAGCAAAATGACTTGCATATTTTTATCGGAACGCAAGTGATCAAGCCCATCCAGAATTTGCCGCCAGTAGTCGGTTGCAGCTTTATAGCCACGGCCATATCCAATAGCGTCAATCGTAGCGACGTTGTTATCGCGAGCGACTTTCTTGTGGACCAACTGCTCTGCCCAGTCAGCAGAGTCGATAACGACCGTTGCGTAGTCGTGATCTTCAGAGGCCAACGAACCAATTGAGTCCATGATGTCCTCAAAGGACTGGCACTGTGGAAATGCCATGACGTTGATCGCGTCAAGTCCTTCTTCGGTCTGGATGAACACAGGGTTCGGGGCTTGTGCGGCAAAGGTTGACTTGCCGATACCGTGAGTCCCATAGACCACGATTCGCGGCGGTCGCGCTACGCCAGTCTTTTTCAGGCTTTTTAGTGAAATAGCCATCTCATGCTCCCATGACAATAGTTACGGTTGTTTTTGCAGGCTTGACGGTCAATGCCGGAGCCAAGATCTTGTAAAGCGCTGGCTCGTTATTAGCCAGATACTTTACGCCGGGTTCATCAAGCGCCCGCTTCACAGGCCAGAGCGATTCCGGAATCTTGTTCGACACTTGGTCAAACAATTCCCAGTCGATCTTACGATTGATTCGCCCAGTAATCGTGACCTTGTAGGTTCCGACAGAGTGCGTCTTGCTTCCTTCTTCCCGCTGCCCCAAAACGGCAACGAGTTCTTCTTCAAGTGCTATCCGACGTTGTTCAGCTTCACGTTCATCTTGTTTCGCTTTAAACAGGTCTTCAGCAATTTCAATTTCAGTTCGCATTTTCAAGTTCCTAAGTTCCACCGGACGACCCGGTAAGACAGAACATACGCCCACTTGTGACGGAATGCAAGGAGTGGCAATATGTCACCGTCCGAGGAGGTCGGAATGTCCCTTAAAGAGTGGTTGGAACGAAATAACTTGACGCACGCAGAATTCGCTGCTATGTGCGGGTGTACCCGTGCCGCCGTATCCCGGTGGGTGTCGGGATCAAGAGCACCGTCGCCCAAGTGGCTGAAGGTAATTGAGCGCAAAACAAAAGGTCAAGTCGTCGCATCTGGCAATACATCGTCAGATCGTGAGAGAGCTTTTCTTCAAATTTATCGAAAAGGTTACACCGTATCGGCTGCTGCAAAGAAGTTACGCATTCATCGCAATACGCTGAGTCGATACTTTTCTGGACAGTCCTACACGCCATCGGACATTGTTTCAAAGATTTATAAATTAGCGGGGTTGGAATGATTGACATCGTGATTCACGGCAAGCCGGTGGGCAAAGCTCGACCGCGTTTTGGCCGAAGAAAAGATGGTGGCGTAATGACATACACGCCGCGTGAAACAAAGAACTACGAGCAGTCTGTGGCTGCGCTAGCTCAATGCGCCATGATGGGAAAGTCCATGATGCAGGGGCCATTGCGTGTCACGATTAGTGCGTACTTTCAGCACAAGACAAAAACGGGATATCACATATCGCGTCCGGATCTCGACAACATCGTCAAAGCAATCCTAGATGGTTTAAACGGGGTTGTGTTTGAGGATGACGCAGCAGTCGCTTCAATCGTGGCAATGAAGCAATACGGTGAAGAGCGCGTAGAGGTCATAGTCGAAAATGTCTGATTCTTACGTCGATCAATACGCCTCAAAGCTGGTAGACGGCGGCTATCGCATCATTCCTATCATGCCGGGGACCAAGCGTCCCGGTCGTTTCGATGGGGAGAAGTGGGGTGATTTGGCTCGCTGGACAGAAATCAACGCCCATCAAGTCCATGTCGATCTGTGGTCAAAGTGGCCGGGGTGCGGCCTTGGTATTCTGACCGGAGAAGTCGTTGCCGTTGACATCGACATTTTGGATGAATCCATCGCCATCGCAATTGGTGAGGTCTTCCAGAATAAACTGGGACGCACTGACCTGATTCGCGTCGGCAAGTCGCCCAAGGCGCTCTATCTCTATCGAACTTTAGAGCCGTTTACCAAGATTTCCTTGCACCCCATAGAGGTCTTGGGACAGGGCCAGCAATTTGTAGCCTATGCCACACATCCCGAAACAGGCAGACCCTACAGCTGGCCTCTGGACGCTCCGCATCAAGTCCCGGTTCAAGCGTTGCCACTCGTTACCCGAGAGCAAGTCCTAGAGGCTGCGGAGGAAGCGTATAAGACTTTACCGCCCTCCATGCGGCGTACCCGTCTCGTCACTACGGTTATTCCAGACAAGGATGCCAAGACCTCTTACGACGGTTTGGTAGGTACTCTGGCTGCGGTTGAGGACGCGCTGAAGTTCATCCCGAATCCAGATCTGTCGTGGGACGATTGGAACCGCATCGGTATGGCTATCTACTGCGCTACCGAAGCCAAGGGACTGCACATTTTCGACCAGTGGTCACGCTCATCCGGTAAGTACAGCAGCTCAGAAACCACTCAAAGGTGGGATCATTACAGCAAATCCCCGCCGTCGAAGATTGGTGCAGGGACGCTTTACTATCACGCGCAACGTAATGGTTGGTTACCGCCGCCCCATCTGGATCTGAACCCGGTCAAAGCGGTCAAGGTAGATCTGACGGGGTTGAAAGAGCCTAAGCGATTACCCAAAAGCTCAAAGGAAAACTTCCCGCAAGACTGGTTCACCAGTCCGTCTTTGGTAGGGCGAGTGGTCCGTTGGGTCAACTCTACAGCGCAGCAACCTCAGCCAACCTTTGCGCTGATGAATACGCTTTGCATGTTTGGCGCGATCTTTGGGCGACGGTATGCCATGGCTCATCTGAACACGCGCTGCAATCTGTTCTCTATCGCCGTTGCCAAGCCGGGTGCGGGTAAGGATCATTCTCGCCAGCGCATTAAAGAACTCATGGCTGCGGCAGGGCTGCATCAACTCATCTGCGGCGACCGCTTCAGCTCGGGCGTGGCGATCCTTCGGACGCTGCATGACTTTCCCTCACGCATCTCGCACCTTGACGAAATGGGCCTGTACCTTCAGAGCTTGATCGCCAAAAACGCTGCGAGCCATCAGCGCGACATCATCAAAACATTGCTTGAGGTCTACTCCAGCAGCAGCGGTATGTATCACGGTCAAGAATATGCCGATGCCGTGAACAGGGTGCGTCTTGACATCAATCAGCCTAACTTTAACTTCTTCGGCACTACAACGCCGCGCACACTGATCCCGGCGCTGAACTTCGACATGGTAGATAACGGCACACTGAGTCGAATCCTGTTGATACCGCCGTTTGAGGATTACCCCGAGACGCAGATTCCTCAGCTTACGTCGCCGCCAGAAGACATTGTGAAAGACATTATGGACTCTTACAACGTCGTCCCGGCAGGGCTTGGCAACTTAACCAACATGCCATCGCTCCCAAGTTCTCCCGTCGTCACCATGACGGTTCATTGGGAAGAGGCAGCGTTTGAGGAATACAAACTGGTCAAGGATTGGCAGATCAAGCAGTCTCGAAACGAGGACGCGCTCTGGGTGCGCTACAGCGAAATCACGGTCAAGATTGCCATGATCGAAGCCATTGCTCGTGATCCGGTTTCGCCCACCGTGACCTTTGAAGTATTCAAGATGGCTAATGATCTTGCCCGTTGGTCGTTTAACTACACGGCTGACTTATTGGTGCGCGAAGTATCTGAAAACGAAATTGAAGCCTCGCATAAGAAAGTGCTGAACTTTATCCAAAAGCAGGGCGAGTCTGGAGCCAGCAGCACTCAGTTGGCAAAATCCATGCAGGGTATGAAAGCCCGCGATCGCAACGAAATACTTCAGACCCTGTTGGAATCTGGCGACATTTTGGAAGAGGTCATCAAGAAGGACGGCCCCGGTCGTGACCGCAGAGTCTATCGGGCAAGGAAGTAAAAAAATCCCCGGAGGAACTTGCGCTCAACTCCGGGGTAACGTACTCACAGGAGAATAACGAGATAGCACGCCCCGAGGCTACTCCCTTGGATCTTGGTTTGCAAGCCACGAGACATACCACATCGTTTTGCGGGCATCCTGCTCAACCGGGTCTTTGTGCCCAAGCCGCCAGAGATACGCCACTGACGTACCCTTCAGAAACCCCCGCCACTCGTCCTCAGTCAGCATCGACCGAATGGCATCAATGCACTCAATCTCGCCCTTCCGGTAATGGCTCGGATTTACCGGATCGCTTTTTGGCTTTTCGCTTGGCGTGGCTGAGTTTGGCCATTCGCTGGTAGTGGGATTTAGGTCGTCGCTTTTTAGCCCCGGTAGCAGCGCTTCCACCTCGGCTTCCGATAGTCGCCAAATATTCTCGGATGGCATCTTTATCTCCTTTCATTTCTCAATAACTCCAACTCTGCTTTTAAAGTAATAATTTCCTGCTCCAACACCGCTGCCTCATTCCACATTCCGTGTGAACGAATTTCAGCCAGAGCAAACTGAACCTTCTTGTCCTGCGACTGACCGTAACCCCACGGCGCAGCCTTCAGCTCATTCTTCCACGACCCCGGAGGGCTTTGATTGTCGATCACGGATCATCTCTCCTACTGCTTGCGTGACTTTCTCCACCACGCTATTCCACGGAGCGATCATGTTTTCTCTTGGAAAAATTCTTACGCTTGGATACCAAACACTACGGTCGCCCCGGACGTTGCCCCAGTACCAAAGCTTGTTCGCATCCATCAGCATCACTGGAGCACCCAGCGCACCGGCTAGATGAACCGTTGAACTACTAATGGCTACGATCACATCACACAACTTGCAAAGCGCAGCCAAACCTTCAAAGTCAGTATGTAAATTTACCGAAGAGGTCTGGATGTTTACGCCATTCTTCTGATTAAAATAATCAACCGCCTTCTTGTCGCTGCCGTACTGCAAGTTAATGAGGTTCACATCAAGATTCATTACCGGCAGTAGTTGACCAAGGTCGATGCTTTTGTGAGGCCCGATCTTGGGGGCTACGCTCACCCACGACAAACCCACCGTCAGCTTGTTCGGATCAAGGTTAAGTTCCTTACGGTACTTCTCCACCAGCTCTGGGTCAGCCTTTAGATACTCCCGAGCGGCGTAGTACTCAATGTCATCTAGGCTCTTGATAAACGATCTGCCAATGCTTGCAAACGGAATCTGCGAGGTATGCAAATCAGATTTAACTTGATCAATGCTCGACATGAAATTGATATCGGGCATCGACCGGCTAAACAAAGAGATCAGCCTTGGGTCAACCATCGCCGTTACATAGTCCGCACGCTTGCGAATCGACGGCAGAAGCGACCCATAGATGATCATGTCACCGATGCCCTGCTCGCCCCACACAAGCACGGACTTGTGCTCACTTTCAAGCGACCATTGCGGTTTCTGCGTTACAAGGCGACGACTCTTGAATCTGTTGCTGCCCCATCGTTTCTCGTACAGAGGCCAACCCGTTTCAAAGTCGTTTTGCTGAAGCGAGAGCAGCCCCAATATCCACCCGGCATTGTCATCGTTCGGTGAAAGTTCGTTGGCTTTTAAGAAGTCCTGCTTCGCCAAATCCCACCGCCGCATCTCCCAATGTGAGGCTCCACGCTGAATGTATGCTTGAGGATAGTCGGGTTTTAACTTCAACGCCTCTGTAAAATCCTTAACAGCTTCGTCGTATTTTTGCTGCTCGCCCTTGGTGATCCCGCGATTAATAAGATCATCCGCTGTAAGTTTCCCACGCTTTTCAGCCGCGTCGTAATACTTCTCAGACTCTGCAAAGTCTTTCTCAATCTGAAGCAGTCGCGCCTTGGCACGGTACGCAGTAATGTCCTTGGGATTCAGCGCAATCGCGTAGTTGCAAAGATCCATGGCTTCGGCGTATTTGCCCGCCTGAAACTTGGCTTCGATTTGCTGAATCGCACGTTGGTGTTTGGTAATCATATTGTTGATGCCACCGCCATCCATTCACGACCGTAGTCCACATCGCACCAGTCCTTAAACCAAGGACCTCCGCGTGTGAAATGCACTGCGATGGGATCTGGCTCGTCCTTGCGGGTGTACCACCCTTCTAGATAGTTGTATGCGATCGGAAGATCACCGATCAGCGAGTCGTCGAGCCATTCAAACCTGTGAAGATACATCCCCGTGGCAATGTTTACCACCTCTGGCGTCAGTTTCTTAACTGCTTCATGCTCACAGTTGATGAACATAAAACTCGACCAGTTCTTGCGAGGGTATTGATGCTGCGCCTTGTTATCCATCTTGACCGTTTCGGTCGGCCTGTAGTCGTGCTTTACAAGCATGCACGCTTTTGTCCGGTCGGCGTAGCCAAGCAGTCCCGCGATGTCCCGCCGGAAAAGAAAATCGCAGTCGCAAAACACGGCCCAGCCGGTATACCCCGCGAGGTATGGAGTCAGAAACCGCGTGAAGCTGAACTCCGTAGACGAGAGCGG